ATAACACCCTGATTGATTTTTGTATCATATACACAGTTATGAGCCATGGCATATGCCGCTAACTGCACGAAATAATCCTCAATCCACTCTCTTTTCTTAGGTTTATTGCTTTGTTTAAAATCTATGATAGACTCCCGATTCTCGTAGATTCCACATAAATCGGTAGCTCCAGCGTACAACTCAGGATAGTGTAGTGTAACCTCAGAACCCCATATCTCCTCCATATATCCCTTCAGACCCTCATTGTAGATAGTTTGCGCCATTACCCCTGCCTGCTGCCCTAGATCGCTTAAATCAGCGTGTCTTTGGTCCAGCAAATAGCTTTCTATGATATGGTGCATGATACTACCCCTATTTGCAGCCTCATTCTTTATGGATTCTGCCGCCACATTTCCGACATTATTCTTCCATCTTTCCAGGCTTGCCTTTTTTTCGTCACTTTGTGTGGCCTGTAGTATTGTCGTCACTGATGGTAGTTTTTCATTATTAATACTGTAATGACGTTCACCTTCTATCGCTTCTCTTACTGTCTTAGGGTACTCAAATTTTCTGTTCCACTGCATCTTTTTCAAACTCCTGTATCATGTTTATAAATTTTTTACTCCTTTTACTCTGATTAAAAAAATGATCAAATGATTCTTTGTATAATTTTTTGTACAGATCTTTTCGTCTTGCTCTCATTATCATACAGAAACGGATCATGTAATGTAATTCATTATTACTTTTCATCTGATTCCATAGCAACGAGGTGACCATTATATTATCTTTGCTATAACCTTTTTTAGGATCTATTCTATCAATACTGAAATTTGTATCAGTATATTTATCCTGCTTATGGGTCAGTGGTAGATCTGTAATCGGACATCTAAAAGCTGACCATTGTAATTGTTCATTAATCTCAATAATAAACTCCTCTTTGGTCATGTGCATTTTTAATTCTGGTCTTTTATTTCTTTTATATCTGTCCAATATTTTATGATACTTACCACTTATAAATACAGGTAATAGACTTTTGTAATCAGCCTCACATTGCTTACAATGTCCTTTGTATTTTACTACACCATTTCTTTTGCCATTTTTATTGTATTGGTCCTCGGGTTTTACAACACCACATTTCGTGCACTGTTTACTATTCATATTTTTCCAACATGCATTTTGTGCTACCCATCTCTGTGGTTTTAAAACCAAAATGTATAAGAACGTATGCGATCTTACTCATCTCGTAGGTATCATGATCATCAAATACAAATCTAGTACCAATACGTGACCTATTTGCGAAAAAAATAGCCTCTTCCAACACTTTTTCAGTGGTATGCGGGCCATCAAAATGTACGAAATCGTAAATATTCATCACCTTTTTCTTACCATCCTGATATATGGGCACTCCACCACCAAAGGCATTGAAGTATTCTGTATCCTCTAATTGAAACAGACTAAAATTCTCATGAGATGGAAAACTACTCAGAAAATTTTGTTTCATTGTGTTAGGATACGTAGGCACTTTGGGTGTGCCATCCTCATTTAACAGAGGTTTACCTGAGAAGTCTGTCCAGTATGGTATTGTCTCTCTACCATCCTTATCTGTCCTGACTTTGCCTTGTTCGTCCATGTGTTTATATTCAAGATCACCATATGGGTCCAGGCCAATGTGATAATATTTTTTATTTCTCTCTTTCAGGATATTAGTTATCACCAGACTACCACCACCCTCTCTTACTCCTATCTCTAACGTCAGATAGAAATCTCTGGGTTTCATCTGATCAACCCATTTTGCTAGAAGTTTATACTCCTCACTGTCCCCTTTTATCACTACATGCCTCTCTTAGTTTAGATTGTAAAAACCTTTTTTGTTTTTGTAACATCCTTATCTTTTCAATCAGGCTTCCTACAAGGTCTCTGGTATATATGGATGAGTTCCTTTGAACTATACGTTGAAATCCATTTACCTTTTTTAAACTATCAATTTGTTTTTGGTTTTGTATCGACATCTTCTATCTCTCCTTGACTATTACACATAGGACATTGAACTACTATGATTTCTTCTTTTTCCGGATATCGGGGCTCCTTCTTTACTTTTATGTAGCCATTTCCTGAACATCTCGGACATATTTTCTTTGTCATTCTTTATCCTTTCTAATGTTTGGATTACTTTATTTCTTACCATGTTATGATCTAATTCAGCATACTCACATACCTTTCTAAAATCAGAGTTTGGTAATGTAACATAATCAATTGAATGATAACGTTTATGATTATAAAAATCTGGATATTTTACTATTAGATTTGTCATCTTAATCGCATCTTCAATTGCAACTATCAAAACGTTTCTCCATAAATTTCTTACTGGATTGAACGTATCATATAGGCTAACTGCCTTTAGTCCGTAATCTGCCATTTAACTTTCTCACTTTCTCGTTGATTAATATGTCTAAAGCTTTTGCTCTAGATACTTCTGCATCGGGTACAATCACCTTGCGGATCTTGTCTAATTTATCACAGCTGTTATGCGATAATGCAACCGATTTATATTTACTTATGTCAGTCATTGCTGTATCCTTTCGTTTATTACAAATAACTATATAGGATTATATATAATAATTACAAGGATTGTCAATGAAATTTTTTTTAACAGTATACATATGTTCTAGCCTAGCGGGCAACTGTTTTACTCATGATACATATCCTAAACCACAGAATAATTACCATGATTGTGTTCGTAATGGTTTGACAGAATCATACCAGATATTGTTTGAGGGAGATTTTGCGGAACAAGATGTAGTTAAATACAGAATGTATCCTAGATTTGTATGTGAGGAAGTAATAATTCCTCCACCTAAACCAGATGTAAAAGAAAAACCTACCTCTTTATCAACTGGGGTCTAATCATCATAAAATATATTTAAACTCCATCTTTTAGAGCTTGGTCCCAAAGCCTGTAAATCTGTGTGAAAAGTTTTAGCATCAAAAAATATTGCTCTGTTTTCCATAAACCCAACATATCTATCTAATTGCTTTGACCTATTATAAAGACCGGTCCCATTATGTAATAACTCTTCACCTTTTAAATAACACATAAATATATAATCATACTCATCAACGTGTGGTAATACTATTTTATTATTATGTCTTAAACGATAAGAGGCATCCGTTGTTTTTAAATTTTTTATAAATGGTATTTTTTCTTTTACTGTATCAAATATCCATTTTGTATCCTCATCCTCATGTATGACAGGAGATGCAAAACCATAAGAATCACCTTTCATAGTTTGTTGTGGACGTAAAGGAAATGTTGATAATCCATCTTGTAAAATTTTTAATTGTTCTTTGTTAAAAAAATTATCAATGACAATAAGACTATCTTTCACTGTGGTCTCCCCTGGCGATTGTATTTTTTCATTTGTCTTTTTTTATGTTTATTTAATGACTTTGTATGTCGTCTAGGACGCTTACGAGGTTTTGGCCTTGGAACAAATAATTTAAAACTTCTTTTAGCCATTTTCTTTTTTTGGGTAATTTATTAATTTAATATTACCTGATATAGATATTCTCTCTCCTTCAGCTTTAAAAGGATTTACGTAATGATTTAAACTTGCAGGAAAAATAAACATCTCTCCTACTATTGGAAAAAAAGAATGTTGATTAAGTAAATGCGGGTCGTTTTGTAATGAATATATAAAATTTATTGCCCCAGGTTTTGTATTTCCACGATGGTCTTCATATTCTTTTGGTAAACCTTTTGGAATCTGTGCAAATAATACAAAAGATAAATCATCATCATGTGTATGCATGGGATTACACTCACCCTTAACCATATAATTAACCCAAGCAGATTCAAGTTTTAATTCTTTAACATTATCAAAAACAGTGCTATGACCAAAGTGTTGATTAAAAGCTTGCGTATAACTTTGAAAATATGGAGCTAATATTGGAAATACCTTTTTACGATCCATTTCATGTTCATGTCTTATTATTCCAGCTAAATTATTTCTATAATCTTTTCCTTCTTTACTACATAATTTAACTAATTGATCTAACTCTTCCTTTGGTAAAATTGTTTTATATAGAAAAGGACCCCAGTGAAAAAAATGATATTCTATTCTTTTATCTTTTGTCATATTTTAGTTATTATATTTAAAGAAAATCTGTGTAAACTTTTTGTTGGAGCAACTCCTGTATGTAATATCTTACTAGGAAAAACTATTGCTTCTGATTCCATAGATTCTTCAAACTTTATTTCATCATTTATTTTAAATTTAGTGCCACCATCATTTGTATGTAGATTATATATTATAGAATAGTAATTGTCATCCGTATCATCTATGTGAAATTTAGTGCCTTTACTATTTGGATGATACCAATTCCAATAAAATCTATCCACTTCCTTAAATTTAATTAAACTTTTTTCTCTAACCATATCAAATATAAAACCTGCATATGCGTTTAATACTTCATGTGGTTTATGATTTTGATATTGACTATAACTTATAAATGAAAAACCAGAATCTAGTGTGTTTAAATTAATTTTAAAACGATCATCAGTTGCAAAATTCCAACCATTTAAATCAAATAATATATCTAAAATTCTTTGATTGGTTTGTTTTGGGATGTCAGTATTGATTTTGGTTATCATGTTTTTTTATAAATTCTTTTTCACTTTCTGATAGTTGCATGTATCTTATTCTACCGTTTATATGTTGCCTCGTGTCATGTCCACAATTTGTACATCTATAATAATCTGACACAATTGCAACTAAAATAACATCCTCCTCACACTCTTCACAATGTCCATGTACTGTATCTATATTTCTAAATGCTTCTATTGCTTTCTTATTAATACTCATATTAAAATAAATCTCTAGCCTTTCCCATTATAGGTTTGTATTGTGTCTTACCGTCTTTTCTAAAAGCATGTAAGAAAGATGCTCTCGGTGTCCCTTCAATCCAACTAGCATGAATCCACCCGCTATTAGGTTCACCCGGAGTGTAGAACTCGAGGATGAGCTGGTCTGGAGAAAGATTAGATTTAATCCAATCAAAAAGTTCTACATTGTCAACTCCGATACATTCGAAGTCTGCGGCTTCAGCTTTGGCATGCTGTGAATTTGCAGAACTACCAATAGCCATACATAATTCTACACTACGAAAACCGCTCGTCACCTTGACCCTGCCAAAGTGATCACGTACCGGCTGGAGAATATTCTCACACAAAGCTTTTAATTTTTCTATCTGTTCTGCGTTTGGATTATTATTAATACCCTTACGTATTGCAGTATCTGATTTAATCAATTCCTGAAGCGTGAAGTTACGACTAAGATTCATAATTAAGAATTTTATAATCTAAAAAATAATAATTTTTTACCCACTGTTTTTGCTCCTCGTTTAATTTAACAGTGTTTCTATAAACATTTTTATTTGTAAACTTATATGAATTATATTCTTTGTTAGGATCTAGTTCAATGTTAAAATTATCTCCTATAAACTTAAAAAATTCAATACCAAAACCATTTTCAAATCTCCATATTTTTGTATCTTTATCAATAAAATTAATTTGAGGTTCAAACCAATTGTTGTTAGCTTTTTGGTGTCTAAAACTATCTACTGTTGAAATAAAATTTCTTTCATTTTTAAACATGTGTTCTATGCCTTCATTATTATTTGCCGAATCATTCATTAAACATGCTATAAATCTACTTAAAGGATTTCTTACTATGGTAAATTTTTTAAATATTGATCCTTTGTAAAAACTTCTGGACTCAAGAGCTGTTAAATGTGGTAAATCAATATTGTTATGTTTAATCTGAAAATTATCTCCATAACAAAAATGTCCATTATATTTAAATACATAAGATAAATATCTACCACCTGTATGTGGTATATGCATAAATTTTACATTATTATTAATAACCATATTCTTCCTTTTTATTTTTTCTGTTATATCTTTTTTTATTTTTAATTACAAGTTGCCTGAAGCGTGGTGTGCGTAGTATTTTTGCAATTCTATTGGATGATGAGTTTCTTGATCGACTTTGAGCCATCAATATTGTCCTCTAATTCTGCAGAACCTTTCCAGCATTTGTAGGATACAGATTCACTATAGGTTCTCTCCGCTTCACGTTTCCCTCGGAGGCACATTGCCATAGAGTCTTGCAAACGAGCCTCTTTAATCTCTCCGTTAATAAACATCAAAAGTGCCACCACAGACTCAATCATATTTCCTCACATGTATTAATACAGATAGCACTATAATTGAAACTACAATACCTATAAAAAATAAACCTATCATACTATTTTACCCTTGTTCTCACCTTCTTTGACAACATATTTTTGTGTACCATTCTTACCATGTTCTACAGATTTTTTTAAATCTTTAGACAATCTTCTTACAGTATTCTCCTCATTTATTTGTCTTATGTGATCCAAAACTTTCCTAGTAATTCTTCCCGTTGCCATTGTATTTCATATCCCTGTTTGAGTCTTTCAATTTTTCTATATCTACCAAAACCTTGTCCATTTGTTTTGATAAAAACTCGATGTTTACTTTGTTTAGAGCCATGTCCTCGATGTGTTTGTTTATACGATCCGTAGTCTTGTAAAGATCCTCCAACATCATGTACTGCTCAGAATCCGCGGGCAATGAACCCATCTGTCCACGTGGCCATTTGATTCTAAACTCTGTATTCTGCTCGACATCCTGTTCCATTATCTTGATCTTGGTGTCAGCGATGTTTAACCTTTCAACCATCTGGAAGTAACCCATCGTGCCGAGTGCCACGATTACGATCAGACTGGCAACCGTCTTCATCGGCATCTGTACAGCTGCCGACTCCGATATCGATAGTGGTTTATTGGACATGTGGTCCTCCGCAGAAAGCCAGAATGACTAACATTACAATCAGTAAACCTGTAAAATAATAATTCATCCTGGCTATCTCCATACTTATACTATTCCAATCCAGCTTTTAATTTTTTTCCAAATTTTTTTTAACATATTATCCTCCCCTATTACTAAAACTGTAAGATCACAATCGCAATCTACAACAGCACATTTTAATAGACCTCTATGTGGATGTCCACAGTAATCACAAATCATTTTTTATCCTCAATATCATAAAACATTTTATCAGAATCTTCAGTAACCCAATCATCTCCCTCTACATCCCAGTACGTCGTTTGAACCTTATAATCCGGCCAATCATTTTCTGTTGTGTAGCTGTTAACGTGCCAAATGATTCTATTGTTTGGCTGAGCTGCATAGTTGCCGTTTTTTAACGCCAATATGTGTGCACACTTGTGCTCTTGCGGAATCTCTGAGTGTTCCGTGTTTAGTATATTAGTCTCTGGATGAGCCCAGTCAAGCGTAAAAAGGTATTCTCCATGGTAAAATTTTTTATCTTTTCCAATAAATTTACCATTTACACCAGCCAGCCAATCAAAACAATGAACACTAGGCCAATAACTAAAACAGTTCCACAGTTGTAACTCATCCACTCGCATATCTGGCACTTTACTTCGTTCGAATTCTTTTTGAAAAAACGCACTAATTGGTAATCTATAAAAGACCGCACCGTTCGGAAGCATACAGTGAAACAATATTGCACGCCCTGAAATAGAAGCAATGCCAAAGACAACACAGTCAACAGACTCTCCTTTATGTTTTTTAAGATCATATAAATATTCCCTTCTTATCTTACAGTAAATCGGCGGTATGTTAGCATTTAAATAAGACATAGTAAATTATTTTATTTCACCCCAGTTTGGTCCAGATTCGTAATCTACTTTATTAGGCACTTCTAAGTCAACTGCATTTTCCATCACATCTTTTATTTTTGCAGCCTCTAATTCATTAACAACAGAAAAATCTAATTCATCGTGTATCTGTATGTGTGCTAAAATTCCTTCTTTGTATAACTCTAACATTGCTTTTTTAGTCATGTCAGCGGCACTACCTTGAATTAATTTATTTAATGCTTTGTATGTAAATGCTCTTCTAGTTGGATTGTTATGCCAATAGTTTTTTTCTTTTGTAACGTTACCCTCTTCATCTAAAATAAAAGGTCCCATCTCTTGTAGTTCTTTCATACGTTCTTCATCTTGTGCTGGAACATATTTACCCCAGTCACTACCACGTAGTATAGGCTCATACTTTGGAAATCTACAACGTCTACCAAGTAAAGTTTTTATTTGTCCTTTATTTTGTGCAGCGTTCATAACTTTATTCATTAACTGTTTTATAAAAGGTGCTTTGCTATGATATTTTGAAAATAATTCTTCTGCTTTATCTTTTGTTAAATCTAACTCATTCATTAGTTTAGCTTTACCCATGCCATAAAATAAACCTAAATTAATTGTTTTAGCTTGACTTCTTGGTATGTTTGCCATGTCAGCAACAATTCTATGAAAGTCTGTTGATGAATCATTTTCATATGAATCTGCGATGTCATTTACAGAAGGCAATTGAAATTTTAAAGCATAGTGTGCAACAAGCCTTGGTTCCTGTTGCGAGTAGTCGAAACAACCCCACCGCATACCTTCTTCAGGTAAAAATAAAGATCTAATTAATGGTCCTGTATCAGGATCACGTGCTGGAATCTGTTGTAAATTAGGATTTGAATAGCTAAATCTACCTGTGACGGTGCCACCATCATCAGATCTAATTTGATTTATATCTGCATGGATTCTACCTTTATGCTCATGTTTTAAAATAGTATCAATAAATGTTGTGCTAACCTTGTTTATTTTTCTTGCTTCTGCTATCATACGAACCACAGGATGACTGTGATTAGAAATAAAATTTTTTGTGAAAGAGGGAGAATCAGTTTTTTCTGTTCGTGAATATGGCAAATTTAATTTATCAAAAACTTGAGCGATACTTGCTGCAGCCCATATCTGAGGCTCTATCCCTGATTCTTTTTCTATTTGTCTCAATAGGTTTTGTTCTTTTGTTGCCAATTCTTTTTTCAATTGATTGGCTTTTGTCACGTCTACCCGCACCCCTAGGAAACGCATATCAACCAGACAAGGAAATAAATCAGTCTCAAGATTAAATATATCTTGTAAGTCATCTTCTATAATTATTTTTTTTAATTTTTGCCAAAGCTCTAAAGTTAATTCTGCATCTTGTTCTGCATAAGCTCCCACTTCATGCGCAGGTAACTTCCACATTTCTGCTTTTGGATCTAGTCCTCTTTCTTTTGCAGCCTCAATAAGTTTTGTTTCATTTTTACCTTTATTTAAATAAGCCCAAGATATGGTGTTTAATGTATACGAAAATCTATTCTCATCTATCAACGATGAAGCAATCATGGTATCTATAATTAAACCATTAATTTTTATATCTAAACTACGTATCCAACAAACGTCATACATAGCGTTGTGAAATATTTTTGTAGCAGGACATTCACAAATATCTTTAAACCATCTTAAAGTTCTTTGTCTGTCCATGTTAGGACCCTCACCATGTGCAATAGGAAAGTATCCTTTATATCCTTCTACAGCAATTGCAATACCCACAACTTCACCGTTTCCTACAACAGAACCTGTACCTAATTTTTTTAAGTCTGGATCTTTTGTTTCTAAGTCTATTGCAATCTCTTCGTATTGCCTTAGATCAGGATATTCTGTAGGTTGTAACCATTCAGTTTGAGGTATAATCATTTTTCTAATACGTATTTTTGTTTTACAATTTTATTTATTTTATCTTTATTTTCTAACGCATAAAGACATGCTTCATAACCTTTTGGAAATATCTCCCATGATACTAAAGCTGGATATATTTCTAAACGAAATTTATATTTACTAATTGTAATATCTTTATCAATGTGTTCTTTAGTTTTATTTCTCATAATCTCTTTCAATAATCATTTCTAAAAAATGTATCGCTTTCAAGATGTCTTCCTTTCCATTTTTATCACGATGTCTTATTATATATTTTATAGCACATCCTTCCGGGTATAACAACTCATTCTCAACTACAAACTTACTTGGCTGAATCTTATACTTTTGATAGTGATTCCCGCCGTGCTGCTTGTCCCAAACTTTACTCATAGCTTATATCCTCTCCTTTGTATTTTTGCTTTTAGTTTATATAAATTATTTCTTGCTCTTGTGGTAGCAACATACCAAACTCTATGTTCTTCATCGTGTTGAGTTTCACTTTTCTTTATTGCTTTTAAAATTTTATCTCCTAAATCTAGACATAAAATTACATTATCTTCCTCACCACCTTTTGCTGCATGTATTGTAGAAAGCCATATTCTTGCATCTTGTTCTAGTTTCTCTCCATTCTCAATCATATTTTTTATATAAAGTTTTTCTTTTTCATCTGCCTCTACAAACTGATCATACCAATTTAAATGCCTGTTAAATAAATTATCACCTAAATATTCTTGTATTTGTTTCTCTTCTTTCTCTTGTAATATCCTTTTCTTTTTGCACCAATCATCGTAAAGCATAGCTGAGTTATATAAACCAACCTTAAAGCTTTTACCTTTGTTTGTTTGATAGTATAAATTTTTATTCTTTAATTCTTCTCCAATTTTTAATTGTCTAGATATAGTTCTACTCAATATAAGCCATTTACCTTTTGTTAAATTTACTTGATTTATATTTGATATTGTTTCTACTTGTCCTTCAAAATCTCTAGCATAATATTTCTTTTCTTTTCTTGGTCCTAATATTCTTTCTATTGTTTTTTCAGACTCCTCTTGCACAGATCTTGATATTCTTTTTGAATACATTAAAACCTTTTCTTTGTCTGCAGGTTGATTAATAAATCTGTTGACATCTGCACCAGCCCACGCAAATATAGCCTGGTCATCATCACCAGCTAAATATATGTCCTCTGTTTTTTCTTTTAACACATCAAATAGTTTCCATTGTAATGGTGATAAGTCTTGTGCCTCATCTATAAATATAGCTTTGAAAGTTGGAAAGTCTTTATCATTTCTTCTTTGTATAGTTAAATCTACTAAATCATTAAAATCAAACAATTGTTTCTTATCTTTGTAATTTATAAAATTTCTACTTATGTCTCTAAGTATGGGCCAGTCTATATTTTTATCCTTCTGCACAGAGTCATATTCATCCTCTATCTTTATACATTTATTTACAGATTTTTGTAACATTTGAAAGTAGGGATTATCACAGGTTAAGTATGTTATCTCCTCCTTATTATATTTGTCAGAATATTTTACTTTTACATTTACTTCTTTACCAAATGCTTCATAGTGAAATGGTTGCATGATGTCTTCTTCTTTCATCTTTAAAAAATGAAAACAGAAAGAATGTAATGTTTGAAAATATGGTAAATTTTTTTCTTCTGCAGGCATTCTCTGTCTAGCTACTTCTGCAGCTTTTCTACTAAAAGCAAAATAACCTATCTTGTGCAAAGGTGTGCCTATTCTTGCATAAGCTTTTGCTCTGCTAATTAATTTGTACGTCTTACCTGTTCCAGGTGGTCCAAAATATTTATAAATCATTTATATATCTTTTAAGTTCCTTGTCTTGCACATTATCCGGTATCTCGTTTTTATAAAATATTCTGTAGCTATCACTACCATACTTACCTATGCCAAATAATTCTGTTGCGTCTTTGCCATCCCATGATAGATAATCTTCTGACATCCTCCATATTCTGTTTGCTCTAACATGTTTCATACCCAAATCTTTTAACATCTCTGCAATCGTATCTTTGTTTGAATTTAATAGATGTCTTGCTGTTGGAAATTTATCAAAAAAACCTGGTAATACTTTTTTAACTTTCTTTCTACCTGTCTGGTTTAAACAAATGACACCCACCATATGTTGCCAATCATTTTGAACCTGTTGTTGAACCATAAGATCATCTTTCATCACTTTTCTTTCCTGTTTGTTTTTTAAAGATTGTTGATAACTTTCTTTTAAATCTATCTGCTCTTGCTCAAATTTATCATTCATTATACAATATTCTCTTCACTTTCAAATTCTACATCGTCATCTATATCTTCATCTTTTTCAAAATATTTTAATGGTATTCTTAAAGTTTTTAATGGTGGAAATGGTTTATCATTTGAGTCTTTTCCAGGAAATCTTTTTGTATGATCAAACTTAGCTTGTTCTTCTGGATTTTTACTAGGAAATAATTTTTTTATCATTAGAGATGTTTTTGCAGAAGACTCTCTCCATTCAAATGTTTTAAGATCATCATAAAAAGAATTATAAACAAAGTATGCATACTCTTTATCTAATAAAGGCCTACCACTTTTGAATGAAGTATATCGTTTTGCTTGCGGTTCATTAATGTATCTTCTTATATGTTCTTTTAAAACATCCGTTGGATTTGTACCTTGTGCAGGTTCTAATATTTCTATCTTAGTATCTTCAAATAAATTTTTTATTATTGTATAAAACTCATTTGCTTTTATTGTTGGTGGCACTAAATGTGCTTGTTCCATCAACAATTGTCTCATTTCTTTCTGTCCTTCTATTCTAGCTATGTTTTTTGCGTGTATTTGTTTTGTTTGTCCCTTGTCATCTTCAACAGTAAAATACCATTCTGGTACAGGTTTTATATTTAATTTTTGTAAAGCTGATAGTTTAGGATACATGGTTTTATTATCAGATATTATTCCATACTTTCTTTTTACACACTCTGATTTAACACATACTGGTGCTAGCAAAGGATCACTGCAAGTATGTCCTTTTGTTTCTTTAGTCCAACTTTTAATCTTTTTACTTACTTCAATATCGGTCCACTTACTATCAAATTCAAAATAATTTCTTGCAGCCTCTATAATTTTGTCTTGCCATTTGTCTGGATATTTCTTTTTAGCAAACACCATGTAGTTATATAAAAATCTATCTCTACCATCTTTCATTTTACTTTTAGTAAGTATTGCTAAACATGGTGGACCTTCCTCAAACTCTTGACCTCCACCTGATATCTCCTCTCGTACAATTCTTTTTTGTATATCTTTTAATTGATCGCTTGTTTGGGCATTAGATTCTATTACTTTCAAAAACATTTCTATATTCATTTCTTCACCTGTGGGCATCAATGCTTTTCTTGATCCAGAGTTGTAAGGTAGATTTATAAAGTTACCGTTTGTCTTTTCACCGTCTGCATTTTCTCCAAGTGAAGTTTGTTTTGGAAATATTTCTGTGCTTATAGGAAGTTTAAATAAAAATAGAACCTGTTCTAAAAAATCTCTTATTTCTTTTGCTTTTACAAATTCAGTGGTGAACACATATAAATGTAGTCCACCACTCTTCGACAGGACAGGTATGATCGGAAGCTTTTTATTTTGTATTATCTCTAAGTAAAATTTTCTATCAATTGGATATTTATCTACATCTATTGCACCAAATCTAGCCGTGCCTTCATCTGTGCATGGTTGTATGCCAATAGATTTAACACCATCTAAGTGATCAATGTAATCTTGATCAAGGACATCTGTTTGTGCCCACTCATGTGGATATCTTTTCTTACCTGACTCTGGGTCTATAAAACCCTCTTTGGTTTTACACACACCATAATTTCTTTTTAAGCCCGTAAAATGCTTAATGTATTCGTTCATTAGTCCTGTCATGATTTAAAGTGGCGGATCCACTCTCGCTTAGCCGCCACCGTAGCTACAATTAGATAATATCTTTTGTACCTTGAGATTCAACCTTTTCATACTTTGGTTTCGCTACACCTTTCGAAACATCTTTTTGAAAAGCTTGTGCCATAGTATACAACTCTGCTTCTTTTGAATCAGAAACATCTAACATCTTAACCAAAGATGGTTTGTATACATGCCAACTTTTATCTCCCCAGTTTTTGCCAACTGTTTTTAGATTAAACACTGCTGTGTAAGCAGCCGGTTGGAAAGTACCTTTTGAATCTGTCATTCTCAAGTTAGCAATCAAATTATTTAACTCTCTACCTGGAGTTAAGTTTGAAGATCTCATTGCAATAACAGCTTTTCTGCTCTCACCATTTACAATTGCAATTACATAGAAGTACATAGTCTTCTCAACGTAGTTGCCATTTGGTAATCTCCATCTACCATTTTTTTCCTCAGTGGCATCTGCAGGTATCTCAAGATGAGTACCAACTGGAGCAGCTGCGCTGTCTCCTCTTTCTTGCCATTCAGGATATCTAGTTTGTGTATGTGCTACAACAATGTCTAGACCTTTTTGACCATCTATTAGATGACCAAAACTAGCAGCATAGATCATGCCAGGTTCTGCACCCTTTACATGTTTTGCATTTCTTGAGTTACACTCAGGAGATAGTTGATGAAGAATTTTTAAGATCGGTGTTGATACATCATCCGACTTTAATTCTTCAGTTCCTCTTCCTGAATCTGCTCTTAGGTTGATTGTAGATAGTGCACCAGCACTATTCTTTTTTTGGATTTGTGTGTCCATATTTACTCCTTATTATTTATTATTTATTATTTATTTTTTATCTTCGTCTGACTTCCATCAAACGTAGAAAATAGATCAGAAGGTATCTCAGTTCCTTTTTCTTTGACATCCCTCATCACTACTGAGAGTGAAGCATGGTGAACCTTCTCTTCTTGAGTCGGCTCATAGCCATGCTCCCTCGCAAGACTAGCCAATCTGGCAGCCTTGTTATCTTCGCCTTGGCCAAATGTTACTATAATATTATTTTTTACAATATCACCTAGACCTTGGTCACGAAGCCATTTTATTGCCTCTGCTTTTTTATCAGCTCTTATTGAGGCACTGTAAATTTTTTTAACAGATAGTTCTGAACCATCTCGAAGTTTTAAACTCTTTAAGTTCATGTCTTCCATCAACTTTGGAATAATAACACAACCAAAATATTTTTCATCTTCTTTCAGATCTTTAACTCTGTCTTCTAACTCTTCAATCTGAGAACGTATAGATTTTAATTTCTCTACCTCTTCAGATAATTTTTTTGGATCAATTACATCGCTTTGATCCGGAGCATCCTGTCTTAAATCAATCATAATATTTGCCTTTCGTAAAAGGGTATATATAGGATAATTTTATTTTGTCAACTATTTTTGGAAAATATTTATTTCTATTGGATAGTATGTTTTTTCTTGTCTATCCCATTTTAATAATTTATACTTGCCGTTAGTCATATCTGAAACAATAGAGCAAGTAACACCAATAATTGCAGGATCACCAGAAAGCAATAAGTAATCATTGGTTGTAAAATTTTTTAATTTATCACGTATTTGAAAGATAAGTGGACCAGGAGAAAAAATCATTTGTGCTTTTGCTGGTAACATAACTTCTATATCACCATATTTTTGTGCGCCCATTACGTTATATTTGGGTTGACCGGTTTCTCTATCGACAGGAATATCCTGGACTAAATACACTTTTGACATTGACTTTTATTCTTTTTAATATTATATACACTTTTAGAAAGAAAAAGCAAATTATGAACTATAAATTTAAGACTAAGCCATATGCTCATCAATTAGATGCATTAAAAGCTTCTTGGGACAAAGAAAATTTTGCATATTTTATGGAGATGGGCACGGGTAAATCAAAAGTATTATTAGATAATGCAGCTATTTTATATGATAAAGGCTTGATAAATGGGCTTTTATTAATTGCTCCAAAAGGTGTGTATAAAAATTGGTATGATCAAGAAATACCTACACATTTACCAGAACATATTTCTAAAAAAATTGTGCTTTGGAAGACATCTGATAAATCAAAAAAACAACAAAATATTTTAAATACTTTATTTAAATCAGAAACTGATTTGCATATATTAATTATGAATGTAGAAGCTTTTTCATCTGGTAATGGTACAGAGTTTGCACAAAAATTTTTATCATGTCATAAAACTATGATTGCAATAGATGAATCTACTACAATCAAAACACCTACATCAAATAGAACAAAAAATATTTTATCACTTAGACCAAACTCTAAATATAGAAGAATACTTACAGGTTCTCCTGTAACTAAATCACCGTTAGATTTGTTTAGTCAATGCCTGTTTCTTGATCCCTGGCTCCTTGACCATCAATCTTACTATACGTTTCGTGCTAGATATTCGATCTGCAAAAAAATTCAGGTAAATGGCCGTCAGGTAGAAATAGTTGTAGGCTACAGAAATCTTGGAGAGTTATCAGAAAAAATAAAATCGTTTTCAAAAAGAATACTAAAGGAGGATTGTCTAGACCTACCTTCTAAGTCTTATGTAAAACACTATGTTGAACTTACAAAAGAACAAAAGAAGGTATACGAACAAATGAAAAAAGAAGCCATTGCATTTCTTGATAATAAAATGCAGTCTTCAGCTACAGTTATGACACAACTTATGCGTCTACATCAAATAACCTGTGGTCACTTTACTGCAGATGATGGCACAATAAAAGATATACCTTGTAGTCGTTTAACAGAACTAATGAGCATATTAGAAAACGTTGAAGGTAAAAGTATTATATGGTCTCACTATACCCATGATGTTAGAAGAATTATAAAAGAAATAAAAAAAGTATATGGTGATGAGGCTGTTGTAGATTATTATGGTGCAACAGATACAGACGCTAGATCAAAAAATATAAAAAGATTTCAAACAGATCCTAAATGTAGATTCTTTGTTGGAACCACCCATACCGGCGGTTATGGTATTACTCTAACTGCCGGTAGTAATATGATTTACTTTTCAAATGGTTATGATCTTGAAAAGAGACAACAATCAGAAGCACGTATAGACCGTATTGGTCAGACACAAAAAATGACCTACATAGATATTATGGCTGAAGATACTATTGATGCAAGAATCGTAAAAGCTTTACGTAACAAAGTTAATATTGCAAATAAAATTATGGATGAAGATTTTAGAGAGTGGATTTAAAACCAACCTTTGTCAAATATCTTCTCCAATAATAAAAGTGCTACAGCCCCCACTGTAGCTAATAATGCCCAATAGATCTTGTCTATCTTACCGCCCAAATCGTGAATACCATTATGCATATGTTTCATATCTTTTTTGATACCAGTTATATACCCGTAAATAGCGAGTAAATGCTCTCTTGTATTTTTTGGTCTAAGTTTATCGCCGTTAGGCATTATGCTAATCCTCTTTGTCTTAATCTAATTTGTTTCTCCTCATCAGATAGTAAAGCGTTTTCTACTGCAGTCAATCCTTGATTCATACCTGCGGGCATTTGTGATGTTTGTATTACTTCAGAGCTTGGCATATCTGTTGGTGGTAATGCAGATTGACCACCTGGGTCAGTATCTGGTAAAAAATCTTCTAACTCTAAATTAAAATCTCCATATAAATTTTGTGTCTCCATCAGATTTCTCATAGCTTCAAGCGTGTTCTCAGCACCCAAAAATGGATTTGGTTGTCCACCTTCAAATGCAATATCTTGAAATCGTTCTTGAATTTTTTCTGATGGAAAGAAAGGTTTAAACTCACCAGATAATAAACTATCTAGTAATCCTTTTG